GCCGTTCTGTGGGGTATGGCTGGCCCACCAGGGGTCGTTTGCAGGCAGTACGGTGCCGTTCCAGGCCAGATGCAACGGCCGTGGGCGGATTGAATCACCGTGTCGGTACAGCAGATAGGGGCGGGTTTTCAGAATATCAGGATCAGTGACCTGCTGCCAGCGGCCGGCGTTGTATGCCTGTCGGGTATTGGTCTCATAGACAATACGGGTACGCCAGTTGCGGCCACCGTTGTAGGACCAACCGTGGCGCTCCACAATGGCGTCCCACTGCTTACGGAATTCCTGCAGAGTCATGCCGCTGCTGATAGCCTGGTCAACCGCGTCGCGCAGGTCGGCTATCAAATCTCCTTTGACGGCACCGGCGATCATGAACCCTTGAGAGTGCTGGTCCAGGAACAGATCATTCCAACGTTCGGCTGGTATGGATACCTTATTGCGGAAAAATGAGATGGCCTCTTTAAAGGGAAGATTTAAGGCGCTGACCAGCGATGCCTCGGCAAACCCGGTACCGGCCTCTGCAGCGGCAATTTCGTCAATCACCTCGGCCCGGCCTGCTAGTCGAGACAGCAGCAGGGCGTCGCGGACCGGCGAGGCCAGATCGGTGAGCTCCAATTTTCGGGCAGCGGTCAGCAGATCGGCACGCAGGTCAATCAGGTTGCCCGCCTGCTCAACCTCTTTTTTCAGGGTATCCAACCACCCGCTGATGATTGGGGCGCTTTCATCGGCCAGCCGGTTGGCAACCACGTCGGCGGAGTCTTGGGTGTCGGGTTCGGGCTCGGCGAACTGCGTCACTGGTACCGGGGGCACTGCCGGGCCGCCCGGCGTTGCGGACGGTGCCGGAGCATCCTCAATATCCTCCGGATCAAGGTTGTAGGTCTTGATGTAGTAGGCGGTGGTCAGCCGCTTGCCGCTTCGCTCCATTGCCTGGCTTAACAGGTCATCCCGTTCGGCCTGAGTGGTGTCGATCTGCTCTTTTTGCTTCAACGCCACCCTGGGCGCATCGGCGGCGCTGCCCCAGTTGATTTCGCAGATCCAGTCAACCACTTGCTGCAGGGTCTCGGCAATCAGGTTGGCGTCATCATCGCGGATGTCATCGCGCACCGCCGTGGCAGCTGATTCGCCACCCAGCTTGCCGGGAGTTGCCTCTCCGGCCCCGGCATGGCCCAGCCAGACGGTTGATATGGCGTTGTTGGCCTCAGCGATGATGTCTCTATACAGGGCGCTGGTGGCGCCTTTGGTGCCGGATTCCTTGAAATCCACACTGCCGTCGTCCGGTATCACCGCCACGCCGTCCTGTATCATCCTGGCCAGCGTGTCCAGCATTTCATCCTGCTGATCCGCTCCCGCAGATCGGGGCAATTTACCCACCGGCCAAACCTGCCCATATTTCTCACTGAATTGAACCCAGAACCTCCAGCCGCCCTTTTTGAATACCACCGGCCAAAAACAGCGGGAGAGCAGCCCTATACCGTAGGGGTTATCGTAGCCGGCTTCGTTGGTGGGGCAGATGAATTTACGAGGTGGTAGCTCCTCTCCATCCATCAGGTGGTCACGACTGCGGAAGCGCAGTTCGTTGCTCTGGCCGTACACAAACCAGCGTTGCGGTTTGCCCACCAGGTCCATCGGTGCAGTCAGGCCGTACTTATTGCCCCAGATCACCTCAATGGGGGAGTAGCCGTAGCCCCGTGCTTTCAGGATCGTCTCTATGATGCTGTTGATTTTAAGACCGGAAAAAATGTCTTTAACCGCTTTGAATTGTCGGGTTGAAGAGCTGCCCCGCTCGATTGAGCAGACCAGCGACTTGGCAGCACCGGTGCGGTTGATCAGACCGCCGCCCACGCGGTCATCAATCAGCAGATCGGTGTAGACCTCTATGTCCGTGCCCCGGGCCTTCAAAACCGGGTCAGGGTTGGGCAGGTACATGTTGCCGATGGTGTAATAGTCCATCGAGCGGCTACGAACGGCGATTTCTTTAGACAATGAACCGGAGGAGGTGGCCGGATCTGAGAAGCGCATATATGAGCCGTCAGGCAGGTAAAGTCCGTTTGCCATTATCGGTACCCCGCAAGCATATCGTTAGCTGATCCGTTGCTAAAGCCGCGAAATTGTTTTGCCGCCAGTCCGGCGGACGGTTTAGAGGCGGCCCAGGCCGGACCGGAATCCTGTCTGGTGGCTGCCACGGCCATTGCCCCGCCAATGGCCGCATCGCCGTGGCGCTTGTTGCCCCGTTTGTCGGTAGTGCGGACATCCGGAAGTTTTGCGACACCCTTGATTATCTTGACTGCCCGGTAATCATCCATATGTGCTGCATCAGCCGGCACCTCGATCAGGCCGTCTTCAAAGAAGCTCTTGAAACGGGGCATTTCATCCCGGTACCAGGACTCGGTCAACATGACCTGGGTGATCCTTGATACCCCGTAGCGTTGCATGGCGCGCTCTGCCAAGTACTGGCCGTTGCCCCGTGCGTCAAAACAGCCATGCATGAAGTTGGGCAGCCGATCGAGGAGGTAGTACAGAATCTGTTCCTGCTCGGTGAACGGCACGTTGCGCAGCTCCAGCACAAAGGGTGCGCGGTAGGTAAGGTTGCTGCGTTCAGCCAGGGGAAAGAAGATGGACAGGTCGCCGGTACGGGCGAAGTCTTCACCAAAATAATGCCGCTGTTTGCGATCGAGTTGTTCCAGGATCGGCAGCAGGTGTTCTTCGCACCAGTCTCTGGCCTCTGCCTTGCGGATATGGTCGGGCAGCACGGCAAAGTCATTGCTGCAGGTCCATGACAGCACGGGGATATCTCGGCGCATACATTTTTCAATGATGGCTCGGCTCAGGTAGGTACCGCTGCCCTGGGATGGCACAACGTCAAGTTCTTCCTCGGCGGCGTCGCTGTAGAAGTTATAGACATCCTGCATCCAGGTCTGCTCTTCAGTCTCAGACCACTCACGGCCAAGCCGCAGGCAGACGCGCCGGTACAGCCCTTGTGCAATGGCCTCCTTGAAGGTAACCCGGTGGACACTGCCCTTGCGCTTGCCAGCCCGGATTTCCTGAATCAACTCATTGAACGGGTTCTGGTCGCCGTCATGAGTGGATATGACCCGGACCTTGCCGCCCCAGATCAGCAGCGCCAGGGCAGCTTTAAGCAGTTCATCCAGCTTGTCGTGAAAGGCCGCCTCATCGATCACCACCACGCCCTGTTTGCCCCGCAGGTTGGCCGGGCGGCTGGAGAGCGCCACGATCCGCCTGCCTGATTCAGGAAAACGGATGGTGTAGGTCTTGATGTGCTTATCGTCCTGATCTTCCTCCCACAGGCCTTCCTCTATCTCTCCGGCAGCATAGTTGAAGGCCCTGGCCCACATGGCGCAGGCCTCAACGTATTCAATGGCCATGTCCTGGTTGTAGCCGATGTAGTAGACGTTCTGACCGCCGTCTGCAGCGGCAATCAGGACATCGTCGGCAGCCTCAGCCCAGGTAAGGCCGGTCCGGCGGCTCTTTTCTTCAACTTTCAGGGGGGATTGATCGGCAATCCACGCCTGCTGGTAAGGCAGCAGTACCGGAGGGGCGGCAGCGGCCATGGCCGTATTGGGAAGTGACGGGGAGATCATCCGATCCCCAGGATCTCTTTGCGGATGGTCTGCACGGCATCAGTGGACAGGCCACCCTTGCGGGCTATTTTTTCCACCTTGTCGGCGGCGGCCTGCGCGGCGGCCTTGACATCGGCCGCGTATTTCTTGACCTGGATGGATGAACGGGACAGTTCGGCAATGGAGCGGGTAAGGCCGGACAGGTTGACCTTTTCAGGGTCTACCTGCATATCCATAACCACGTTGAACAGCTTCTCCTGCACCATACGCACCAATGCCTGGTTAACGGTATCCTCATCATCAGGCGCGGCAGTGACCACGGCGCGCGCCTGTTCGGTCACCAGTTTCAGGGTCTGCAGACGCTCCTCGAATCCTTTCCCGTAACGATGGATGGAGCTTTTACTGACCTGGTAGCCTCGTTTTTTCAGCTCGTCCTCAAGCTGCTGATACCCGCTGAAGTTGCCATCCACCAGAGCGCGATCCAGCCACTCTTTTACCTGCTTCGGCAGTGCCGCTATACTTGAGCGCGGAGGCATGGATCAGGCCCAGTACTTTTCAGGCCGGGCTATGCCGGGGGAACAGTCGACCGTGTATTCTGCCAGATCAACACCATAACGGGTGAGGTCACAGAACCAGCGACCGGACGGTTCTTTGCGCAGTTCCACCAGCTGACGGTCCGCCAGATAATCAAGTTCGCGGCGCACCTCAAGGGCGGTTGCGTCCGGGTAGATGGCCTG